AAGGTTCATGGTCATGATTTCTAATAGATGTAACATCTTCTGCCGTTCTTGTTGTTACAGCGTTTACCACCTCACCAATCTCAGATGAGTTTTCTGGATGAGGTGGTAGTGTAATACTTTCTTCTAAGCCTGGTCTAAAATAGTTCATTTACTTTTTAAACTCCGCTGCTTCTTCAGAACCGCCTGTTGCAGTTCCTTTAGTGTAAGAGTGAGCGCCCATGCCAGCAAGGTCTCCGTCTTTAACAATTAGATATTCATCTCTGATATCAAAACCAGCAAAGTAACATTCTAGTATTTCTCTAACGCCGTCTGCATATCTTGTCTGTGCTGATAATGAAGTTCCAGAAGTGTGTGGTGTCATTCCGTGATGAGGCATTGTTCTCCAAACATGGTCGTTAGGGGCAGGTTGTGGGAACCAGACATCGCCAGCATACCCTGATAGTTGCCCTGACTCACATGCACGAGCAATAGCGTCTTTATCACAGATTTTACCTCTTGCAGTATTAATAATGTATGCGCCTTTCTTACACTTAGCAATCATCTCGTCATCAAACAAGTGTTCTGTTTCGGGGTGTAGTGGGCAACTAATATTAATTACATCACAATGTCTAACTAAAGACTCAACTGAATCATGATAGATTAAACCTAATTCTCTTTCTACTTTATTAGGTAGTCTGTGTTTATCGAAGTAGTGAAGATGTACATCAAATGGTTTCATCTTTCTTAACATATCAATACCGATACGGCCAGCAGCGATTGTGCCGACATGCATACCTTCAACATCATATGACCTTGAAACTGCATCAGCAATGTGCCAACCACCCTCATTCACAATATTGTGTTGAGTAGTAAAATCTCTTACTAAAACTAAAATCTGCATAACGATATGTTCTGCAACAGACCTTGAATTACAATAAGTTACTTCAACAACATCAATGTTGTGGTCCATAGCAGCCTGTAAATCAACATGGTCTGAACCAATACCAGCAGTAATCGCCATCTTTAAAAGAGGCGCACTTTCCATTTTCTCTCTTGTTACATAGTAAGGAAAGAATGGTTGAGAAATAACAATATCTGCATCAACTAATTCTCTATCAGCTTCACAACCTTCGCCATCTTTGTCAGATGTAACGACTAATGAATGACCTCTTTCTTCTAAAAACTTTCTAAGGCCTAGTTCACCAGACACGCAACCTAATAGTTCACCAGGTGTAAAATCTCTGCCTTGAGGACTAGGTAATGTCATGCCGTCAGGATATTTGTCTATTTTAGGTAAATCGCTTAGTGGATAACTTTCTGGCATTCCGCCCTTAGGGTCATCATATAATACGCATAATACTTTCATTATTTCTTCTCCTTTAATAGTTTTGTTAATTCTGTTGTTGAACCCACAAACAAAGCGTTAGTAACACTTTTGGGGCCTGTGTTGGGCACTTCTTTGAGTTTCTTGAGTTTTTCTTGCATTGCCATCAAGTCTTTAGAAACATCTGCAACCGTTTTTATGAGTTGTCCTGCGACCTCATACGCACGAGGATGTTCTCCTTCTTTCGCTAATGCCAGTATGCCATCTATTGCACTATTTCCTTTTTCTAACATCTTATATAGATTCTCACGGCCTGTGTCGAAATCGACTTCTGCGTCCTTATCTATAGGAACTGCAATCTGCGTTTCTTCTACTGTTGCAATCTCAGTCGGTTCTATGACCTCTGGTACAATATTTAAAATGTCGTTTAGGTTGTCGTCTATATCACTCATATCTTAAAAATAGTTAAAATTAATATTCAATCTTCTTGTTGCATTTGTACAGGTTGTACTATGATGTGGTCTGCTCGAATTAAATAATAAAAGTCTGTTTCCAACACTTTCAATTTCAGTACCATCTTCTAGTACAGTTAATCCATCATTATCGTTTATGTAAAACAAAGCACCTTTCTGTTCGAATGGAAAATCAGTATGATATGAATGATTAAGTCTAGTATGTGTTCTTGGGTGGTAATTAATACTACACCTTATTAATGACTTCATCTCAAGCATATTCATAACCGGCACAAGTTTATTCCATGTCGTTTCATTTGTATAAAGTAGATTATCTGCATATACTTTATGGGCTAACATAAAATCATAATCTAATTCTTCCTCTGTCAAACTTTTAATTGGCCAATCTGGCGATAAGTTTAAATGTTTGCGTTTATCTTCCAAATTATTATGCTCTCTAATACCATTTACAGTTTCATAATGGTACCAATTAAATGTGTTTGATTCAAAATATGCTTTTAAATCACGGTATGTTTCGCCGTCTAATACATTGTCAATAATTTTATAATCAATCATGTCTTAAAAATAATTAAAATTCAAATTCACTCGTCTAGCTGCATCTGTGCAAGTGGTACTGTGGTGAGGCTTACTTGCATCATGCAATAAAATTCTGTTTTCTACACTTTTTATTTCAGTACCATCCTCTAGTATAGTTAATCCATCATTTGTATTTAAATAGAACAAAGCGCCTGTGTGTTCATATGGCAAGTCTGTATGGTCTTGATGATGAACTATTCTTGGTGTTTTAGGATATGAATTTGCTTTTGCTCTTATTAAAGATTTAGGTTCTAGAACACTAAGTATGGGTTGTATTGCATTCCAAACATCTGGAGAAGTTACTAGCATACTTTCACGAAAAATCGAGTGGAACCAAAAAAAATTCCAATCCTTTTGGTCTTGAGTTAATGGTTCTATAGCCCAACTTGGGTTAACAACATCTTTTTCAAAATACCAAGAAATTTTATCTCCTAACATAAAATCTTTTAATATATCAAAGTCATTGGTGTTTAGTGCATTATCTATAATCTTATACTCACTTTCCATAATATAAATTCCTACTATTTAAACATCATTACCTGTTTCTTCATCATAGTTTTTGCCGTCATCAAAGAAGTCTAATGTTGTTGTATATGTATATGTGTCATCTTTATCTGCACTCGATGGATTAGGAGTAACTGTAACTCTTTCACTTCGAGATGGACTCTGGTCAGATGAGTCAGCATACAAGTCTGCCGATACTGTTTTGATAACAGCAGATGTACTCACAGGTCCATATAGATATATCTTTGCAGTAAAGTTTAGTGTATATTCGATTCTTCTTGTCGTTGTCAAGTCGCCGGCATATGAATCATCATAACTTACATTTTCTAATATAAAAGGTATATCTCTCTTTGTGCCCATTGTAGAATTTTCAATCATTGTTACTGTGTAATCGGGTTGAAAATATGGCAGTATTTGTTCAACAATCTGTAGTCCGTCATCCGAATTAGATGTAAACACACTCAGTTGAAAACTCACATCATAAGGCACAGGCGAGTATTGTGTATTCAGTTTTGTTGTATCCGCATTTGTTGTAACAACGCCTCGTTTTTGATTCTTGTTTAACTTACGAGAAGCATCATAACTGTAACCAGTGATATCAAAAGCCATACGAGGTAGAGTAATAGCCACACTTGAATCTGTTCCAGTTAAACTAGATTGTTGTTCTAGTCGTGCAATAAACTTTTCCCTTGGCGAATACGACAAAGGTACTTTGATGTTCTGTAAAGGATTCCCGCTAGAATCTAAGCGTTTGATATTGATATTATTAAATATCGTACCGAACGCAATTACAGTATTGCGAATTTGTTTGTGGTAAAAGTGTTCTCCAAACATTAGTAGTCGTCAACCTCCCCAAATGGATTTCTTTCACTAAAGTCGAGTATGTCGTCAGCAGTGGAAGAAGTGTTTGTGCCGGCCGCAGTTTCAAATGCCTGCCCCATGTCAACAGGTTGTTGAGTCGCCATTGTGAAGTCCTCATTGACAAAGTAATCAATCGCCCCAATACTACTTTCCATTACAAATGAACCTGTTTCGTTCTCTAGTGCAAACTGGAACTGCATTGTGTCAGTTGATAAGTCATCTTCTGTTTGGTCAATAGAAGCAATACCAGTATCGAGTCTTTCTGAAGAATATTCCCAAGTTGTACATGATAGTTTGTAAACTGGCAACGCACTCTGTTGATAGAATGGCGCTTCATGTTCTACGAATTGAATCTCAAAGAATTTCTTCGTAGTTGGGAAGTAAACTAAATCGCCCTCTTGTGGGCGTTCTGTAACTAAGTCTGAATTGTTGCCTACTAGAGTTTCCCATCTCAACTTAGAAACTGTAAACTGAATATCATCTCTAAGTTCTAGACCAAACTTCTTAATAATCTCTTGTTCGCCCATATAACCATCAGAATTATCAACATACATTTCAATGATATAAGAATCATCAAACGAGCTCGCAGGGTCCTCACCAAAGATTGTGTCTTTGTTTGCTACTTTTCTTGGTAGATAATAGACATCTTGGCCATAAATCTTCAGTTGTTCGATTATTAAATCTTCGTATAATCTTTGTTCTGAAGTGGTGCCTGTGTCGAAATAGACATTAGTTGGCATTTAGTTATCCCTGTTGCATGTGTGGTGGTTCTTCATAATTAAGCCTGATTTCTTCTTCAAGTTTTTGTTGTTCATCAATAGCAGAAGAAAACAATTCAGGTCCGTTAAGCGTTACGCCACCGAGCATCGCTGTGCCTGAAAATTTAGATAAGTTTTGACCCCATTGTCTTTTGATTAGTGCAGTTGTATATCTTTTTAAATAGATATCATCATAGAGGTCTGTATATGTGTCTGGGTCAACTTTACGATAAACTTCAAAAATTAAATATTCACCAGCAGTAATATCATTTGACCAATCCATATCAAGATATAGTCTGTTTGAGAGTTGATTAAATCTCATTGGCTTTTCACCCACTAATATGTGGTCAAGAAAGTCTAGATGTTGCATTGTCATTTCATAATGAACAATACTTGTAGATGAAAAATCGTACAAATCATTTAGTCTTAGTTGGTATCTCACATCAAACATGTTTAGGTTTGCTCTGTCTGATAATGGGAATACATTAACAACAGAAATAACTGAAGAAGGAACAACAAGAAAGTTGTTGCCTGTTTTCCATGCTGTCGTAACAGAATTATCTGTTACTGATTCGGAACTGTCTGCTGTCATACGAGTAACATCGGACTCTGTTACCAGATACTTTAAATACATTCTTTCGACACCATCTGTGTGGTATTGTGCAAAATACTGTAGTGCTTCATCAAGCCTATCTTCTACTTGGTCGTCATCAACATTAATATCGATAACAGGCTTACCTAAGTTTCTTAGACAGTATTGTTTTAATGTTTCTCTTGTACTTGGAGTTGCCATAATTGTTTTCCTTTATCTTACTATTTAGTATTACCCTAAAGCGACAGCCTGTGCAATTGCGAAGGCCTGTGATGCCTTTGTATTAGCAAGAGTGGTGTTTGCATCTATCTGTGTCTGTATTGCACTCGTAACACCATCAACATAATTTAATTCAGTTGCACTAGCATTTACAGCTGCAAGTTTAGTAAAGTCTGCTTGAACGAGTCCAGAAACGCCATCTAGTAGATTTAATTCTTCTGGAGTTGATGTAATCTGTGTATTACTTGCAGCCGCAAGAACAGGTAGAGTACCAGATACATTTGGTAAAGTGATTGTTCTATCTGCCGTTGGGTCTGTTACTACTAATGTTGTTTCGTAACCGTCATCTGTTGCGCCTTCAAATATAACACTTGTATTAACTGTAACAGTTGAGAACTCAGAAGCGCCACCGCCTGTAATGTCTGTTAGATATGCGACTGTACCAGAAGCGTCTTGAATTGTAACTGTTCTATCTGCCGTTGGGTCTGTAATTGTAAAAGTTGTTTCGTAAGCGTTAGATGTTGCGCCTTCAAATACTAGTGGACTTGCGCCTGAAAAATGAACAACACCTGTTACTGTAGCTG